CTTAACAATTAAAGGAAGTACGATGGATACCACAACTCCTGACGAGGGCGCTGCTACAGCACAACCCACCGAAGAAGCGGTTACGACAGGTTACAATGCCGACCAAGTCATCACCACTGATGAAAATGGAGCACCGACATTAGCACCCGTCACATCTGAAGCTACGGAGACTCAGGAAACTGAAACTCCAAGTGCTGACGAGGCCGTTTCTGAAAAAGAAACACAAGCCGAACTGGACGACGACATCGTCGCATGGACGGAAAAGAAGGGGCTTAAGATTAACCCCGATAATCCAAACGAAGTAAAACTCGCACAAATGCAACGTGACGCCGAAAGGAAGATGCACGCCGCAACACAACCCATAGTTTCAGTACAGCCAGCTGAGGAACTAGAGCTTACGGGTGACCCAAACTACGATACTCTCGCAGAACGGCTCAACCGGACAGAGCAAATCAACTATGTTCGTACTTGGTTTGATGCTAACCCATCAGCCAAAGAGAACAGAGAAGAACTGCAAGCAATAGCATCACAGCGACCATGGCTTACTAATATGGACGACGTTTACGCTCACTATCTAGCCAATCCTTCACGGGAAGCTGATATTAAGCGACAAGGCGGTAAAGAAGCCCTTACTAATCTCGCACAGAAACAGTCGCAAGTTCCACCAGCTTCTGGTGCTACTAATAGCGGGGTCTTTGACTCAACTTCAATTACGCCTCAAAACGTATATGACCTAGTTGATAGAAACGACCAATCATGGTTCGAGAAAAACCATGACGCAATCAGTAGGGCTATGGCTGGAAAATAACCCTAACAAGAAAAGAGAAATATCATGCCAACAGGAGCATATTCATTAACAGCCGCCAACAACATTGGCGCAACCGCTGGTGCCGTATTTCGTCCGAACGTATGGAGCAAAGAAGTCTTGATGTTTGTCAAGTCTAACTTAGTTCTATTACCTCTGATTAAACACTACGACGCAGACGTACAAAGCGCAGGACAGACTCTTGAGATTCCTAATGTTTCCGCTATCAGCGCTAACCTAAAGGCTCAAAACACAGTCGTTACTTTGCAGTACAACACAGAAACTAAAACAACCATTACTTTGAACAGGCACTACGAAAGCTCGTTCATCGTAGAAGACTTGGTAAAAGTACAAAGTGCGTATGAAACACGTTCTGACTACACCCAAGCCGCTGCATACGCTATCTCAGAAAAAGTTGATAGCGACATCGCTACGGGTATGACTACAACATGGAAGACTGCTTCGCAGGTTACTGGTGCTTACGGCACAGCAATCGCAGACGCAAACATCCTTGCTGTAAACCGCTACCTAAGCGAAAACAAAGCACCTCGTTCTGACCGTTCACTAGTTGTTCACCCTAAAGGTGAAGCAGAACTACTTAACATCGACAAGTACGTCCGTTACGACGCACTAGGTGTTGGTGGTGACGACAACTCAATTAAGAATGGAAAGATGGGACGCATTTACGGAGTAACTGTCTACATGAGCCAAAACTTGGTTTACTTGGACACAGCTACTGACGAATACAACCACCTTATGTTTCACAAAGAAGCATGGGCAGTTGCTATGCAAATGCAACCACGAACTCAAGCACAGTACAAACAAGAACACCTTGGCTGGCTTGTAACAGTGGACGTATTGTACGGTCACGGTTCACTCCGAGCTAACTTTGGTTACGTTGTCAAAAGTTAACAACGCCCTAAGTTAATAAATTGAGCGTCATTTAGGCGCTCTTTTTATTTGTATGATAAACTAAAGATAACTGGGCTTAATAGGAGATAAGATGGCACAACTAATAGTTTCAGCAGCAGCAGGAGACACACCAAAAGTTATAGAAGACAAGACTAGAGCATTAGTAGCTAACCAAGGTCTTAATAATACAAACATGTGGCATAAAATTGATACAGAGATAGCAGCGGCTGAAGGTGCAGGAAAAATTATAGAAAATGAAGAATATATTCCAGCTGAAAAGTACGGAGAGTAATAATGGCTAAGAAAAAAGTAGAAACACCAGAAGTAGAAGCTGTACCGGTAACTCTAGTCCCCCCCGTTAATGCTGACGGTTTCAACGTAGAATAAACAATAACCGTTGCTTTATTTAATACAACTTGGTACTCTTTTTATGTAAACAAAGGGTAACAATGAAATCACCACTAGAGCTAGATAACGACAACGTAAAGTTTTATAAAGTACCAAAGCAGATAGAACTGCACCCAAGACAGAAACTTGCTTTCTTGGAAGACCAACTACACCAGCTAAAGTCTATGCACTGGCGAGCTAGAGTAGATATGCTTCACTCAGCTAGGTTGCAAGAAGATGAGAACCCAACTCTTAGAGAAAAGGGTCTATCTAACATGGCTACCCACCGAAACGAAATGCAACAAAGCATTGGTGCTGTAGAAATGCTGTCTACGTTTATAGAAGAACTGAAAAAGGAAAACCCAGGAGTGGACGCTGGTGAACACCCCGAAGACGTCTAAGCTAGGAGTAGTTTTACCTAGTCGTGGGTTGATGTTCTCTGAAACTTTTGAGGAGTTACTAAATGAGTTGGCGGATTTTGACTACGAGATATTCTGGAGTCACGCCAATCCCCTACCTAAGTGCTTCAACGACCCCACAGAGAGAGCTTTAGCTGACCCAGAAGTATTCGCCGTTCTTTTCTGTGAGGATGACATGATTATCCCGAAAGGCATCTTAAAAGAGATGTTCGCCCAAAACTACCCAGTCGTAGCTTTAGACTATCCTTTTCAGCAAGACGGTGACGCTACAGTGTTACACGACCCTAAAGGTATGGCTTACTGGAGTGGGACGGGGTTCATGTTAGTAGCGAGAGAAATCCTAGAGAACATTCCGAAACCTATCTGGCAAACAGGTAGGACGTTCGACCCATTCATAGACTCCGACACTCTCCACTTCTGGCCGAGGAAGCTAGACAAAGTTCACTACGGGCTACACGACTTAAACTTTGGCTTAGTTCTTTATTCAGCCGGTGTCCCCGTCCAGCCCATGACTAAAACAGCGGGACAGAGAAAGTTATTAGAACTGGGCGACGCTCACTCTAATAATGGCGCTCACAAAATCCAAACCCTAACCAAAGTAGGTAGAGACTTGGTGAGTGGGATGATTAACCCTGAGAACGCTGACCTATTCCGAGGGGCGCTTAACAGAGTGCAGAAAGTGAAGTTCTGGGAAGAAATCCCCCCATTTATAAGTTATGACAAAGACCAACAGCCATATCTAAACGATGGGCGAAAGTTTGAGGTCGTGAAGTGACTTTAGTCTATATTCTATTAGCCATTTCCCTTTGTTTGAGTATTTCGGCTCTCATAGACACATTGAGGTACAAAAGATGAACATTAAGATAGGTGTCATCTTACCAAGTAGGGGGCTGATGTTCTCGGAAACCGCTGACGAGATTTTACAGAACCTCAAGGACATCCCTCATAAGTTTTTCTTCTCACACGGAAATCCAATACCCGATTGCTTTGAATTACCCACGGAGAGGGCGCTGAAGGACAAAACTATCTCGCACCTATTCTTTATCGAAGATGATATGATACTGCCCCCAAACACGCTTAAAACGCTTCTAATGGAGGATGCTAATGCCGTAGCCTGTGATTACCCCATCAACCAAAAAGGCAGGGGTTCGGTATTTTACGACTCAGGGGGCAAGGTAGTTTTCTGCGGTACGGGCTGTCTCTTAGTAAAGAGGGACGTATTCAAGGCTCTCAAAAAACCATATTTTACCGACAGAGTGAGGTGGACGATATTCAACTACGGAGAGTCAATAAAGCTCGTAGCCTCAGATAACGTTACGGGAGATGGTTACGGACTGCACGATATTACTTTCTGCATCAAGCTGTGGAACGCTGGCATTATAGTGAAAGTCGCCCCACTAAAATTAGGACAAAGAAAACTCATCTCTCTAGGAAAAGCTGGCTCTAACAACGGAGCACACGTTATTCAAGAGTGGAGACGGATAGTTAAAAACCTCAGGCTTAAGGAAGTATTAAAACAACCTACGGCGCTAGGAGCTAAATCTAAGCTAGTAGTTGTAGACACCCCGACTGGCGCTATCACCACTTCTCGCTCCCACGCAGATAATCTAGTTAAACAGAAACTAGCTACTTACCCAGCTAAACGGTTTACGATTATAGACGATTTGGACGTTACGATATGAAACTTATTATTTCAATGATTACCTATAACCGTCTTGAATACAGCAAGCAGACGCTCAGGAGTTTATTCAGCACGATAGAAGTTCCTTACTACCTCATAGTCGTAGACAACAACTCCGACGACGGTACGAAAGAATACCTCGCCAGTCTAGTAGACAGAGGACGGATAAATCAAGCTATCTTTAACGATGAAAATTACTACCCAGGCAAAGCCACTAACATTGGATGGAAAGAAGGCTTAGAGGAATACCCTCAAGCCACCCACTTAATGAGATTAGACAATGATATGCACTTTGAAAGAGGGTGGGACTTTAGGGCTGAGGAATACTTTAAGCAAATAGACCGACTAGGACAACTAGGATTAGACTTCGATGGCGGAGAGAACAAAATCCCGCAATACTACAACAACATGGGGTTAGTGGAGTTTCCTGGTTGTGTTGGTGGACCTAACATTATCCGTAGAGAAATATACGACTCAGGGGCAAGATACGACGAAACCCCGTGGGAAGGAAGTCGCAGCAAACTTCAAGAAGATTCTAAGTTCTCAAGACTTGTCAAAAATGAGGGTTGGTTAGTCGGACACATGGATACTAGGTTAAGTTGGACTTTTGCCACCAAAAAGAACTGGAAAGATTATAAAGATTATTACGAAAAAACAATGTTTGATAGAGGCTATGATGACGAAGTTAAATACATAGAAGGGTTAAAATGAAAATACTCATAACTGGTGGTACTGGTTCTTTTGGTAATGCGTTTGTCAAACGATATAAAGACGAACACGAACTTACAGTGTTTAGTCGTGACGAAAATAAACAATTTGAAATGCGTAAAGAATACCCTAACGTAAGATATGAAATAGGCGATGTAAGAGATAGAAGTAGAGTTGGAGAAGTTGTGGCTGGACAAGACAGCGTGTTCCACGCAGCCGCCCTTAAACAAGTACCAGGCTGTGAGTTCTTTCCATTTGAAGCAGTCAAAACAAACATACTTGGAGCAGAACACGTTATAGATGCTGGATTAAAGGCTGGTGCTAAAGTAGTCTGTCTATCAACCGATAAGGCAGTCTACCCAATAAACGCTATGGGTGTGTCTAAAGCTATGATGGAAAAGTTGGCTATCTCTAAGGGTGCTCTTGTAACTAGGTACGGAAATGTAATGCGCTCAAGAGGTTCAATTATTCCTATCTGGGAAGAACGTTACAAACAAGGTTTACCCTTACTTGTTACGAACCCAAATATGACTAGGTTCTTAATGTCGCTTGATGAATCAATAGACCTTGTAATGTATGCTTTAGAAAAAGGAGAACCAGGTGATTTGTTTGTGAGGAAAGCCCCTGCCTGTACAATGGAAACCCTCGCACTATCTATAAGCAAAGATTACGAAGTTATTGGCATAAGGCACGGAGAGAAAATGCACGAAACCCTAGTATCAGCAGAAGAAATGTTACGGACAGAAGATATGGGTACTTATTACAGAGTAAAGCCAGATTCAAGGGGTATGAATTATGAGCAGTATTTTAGTGTGGGAGTTGAAGCTGAAAGTAAGGCTTTTACCTCAGAGAATACTACTAGATTAGATGTTAAAGCAGTAAAAGACTTATTATGAAAGTTATGAGCATAGTGGGTACTCGCCCAGAAATAATAAAGATGTCCGAGATAATCAAGAAGCTAGACAAACACACCGAGCATACCTTTATTCATACTGGACAGAATTACGACTACGCCTTAAATGAAATATTCTACAAAGACCTAGATTTACGCAAGCCAGACCATATTCTTGACACCAAAGGAGATAGTTTAGCCGAAACAGTTGGAAATATAATGTTCGAAGTAGAGAAGATGCTAAAACTATACGAACCCGATGCAGTAGTTATACTTGGTGATACTAACTCAGCTTTGAGTGGAATTATCGTTAAGCGTATGAAGATACCATTGTTTCATTTAGAAGCAGGTAACAGGTGTTTTGACGACAACGTACCAGAAGAAATCAACCGTAGAATAATGGACCACATATCTGACGTAAATCTTGTTTACACGCAGGGGCAACGACTTTACTTAAGAGATGAAGGGATTGCCAAAGACCGACTATTTATTATGGGTTCACCTATGAAAGAGGTGTTCAGCAAACACATGGATAAGATTAACTCAAGTTCTGTCCTAAAAGATATGGGTCTTGAATACCCAGAAGCCGCTATGGTTTCCTACTTTCTAGTTAGTTTACACAGAGATGAGAATACCGAAATACCAGAGAATCTAACTATTTTATTAGACACATTAGACGCTATTGCCAAGAAGTACGAATTACCTGTAATTGTTTCAACGCACCCACGACTCAGAAAAAAACTAAGAGGCATAAGTTTAGATAAAAAAGTTAGGTTCGTAGAACCACTTGGCTACTTAGATTACAATAAACTACAAATGAACGCTAAATGCGTAATCTCTGACTCTGGTACAATCGCAGAAGAATCGGCAATACTAGGTTTTCCCGCTATTACTATTAGAAACGCCCACGAACGAGCTGAAGCTACTGATGCTGGCTCTATTCTAATGACAGGAGTTAATAAAGAGAATATTCTAGACTGCCTAGAAATTATACAAACTCCCACCACTATTCCTGATGGGTACAATGTCGAGAACTGTTCTGACAGAGTTCTGAAAGTTGTATTAGGTTACACTCCGTATGTTAATAAGTATGTGTGGAGAAAACGATGACTTTAACAATACTGATAGCAACC